TATCGTGAGATCCTTGACCGACTACAACCACTTGCAATTCAATGAAACACAAAATCCCTGACATCATTAGAAAGAATTGCTTTGATTGCTTCAAGAGTTTGAATGAAGCAGAACGTGCTGTTGTTATGTTTGGTGAGGATGAGTATCGTAAATCATTAGACCTTGAGAATGATGATGCTCCCTGTTGGGTTATGAATTCTGGTGAGACACATGGATTTGTAGGTTGGAATCCTATTTGTATTCCAACGATGGATTACATCGTATGGAAACTCAAACAGTATAAATTTATTAATCACTGACAATTACATAAGACAAAAATACTTCAGTAATAAATATAAGAAAAGTGATGTGTAATGGCAACTAATTACAATCCAAAAATAATTACTGATGGACTAGTATTAGCACTTGATGCTGGGAATAGTAAGAGTTATCCTGGAAGTGGAAGTACTTGGACTGATTTGAGTGGTAATGGGAATAATGGAACTCTTGCAAATGGACCAACTTATAATAGTGGTAATGGAGGATATATAGAATTTGACGGAACTAATGATGATTGCGATTTATCATCAACTCCACCAGTAAACGGAAATGAAATAACTTTTTCTGTATGGAATTATGGAATTGACGCAAGAAATAGTAGTATCATATGGTTAAGTGGTAGTAGTGGAATTAGAATGCTCCAAGTTCATTTACCTTATAGTGGCAATATTGTTTATTTTGATGCAGGAGATGGTGTTACTGGTTACGATAGAATAAACAAAACAGCATCCAATAGTGAGTATCGGGGATGGCATCATTGGTCATTTACTAAAAATGCTACAAATGGAACGATGTATATTTACTTGGATGGTTCATTGTGGCATTCTGGAACAGGAAAAACGAGAACAATAGGAACACCAGATACAATAAGGTCAATAGGTTCTACTGGTTCTAATGACTACCATAGAGGTTATATTTCTAATTTGCAACTTTATAATCAAGAACTCACAGCAGAAGAAATCCAACAAAACTTTAATGCACTCAAAGGGAGGTATGGAATCTAATGGCATCTTTTGCTGGACCAAATTTAATTACTGATGGAATTGTATTATCACTTGATGTTGGTAATAAAAAGAGTTATAAGTATAGACCTGGACCACAAGATCATGGAATATCAAATTACTATTGTTTTGTTGACGGAACTGCAACATATTCTGCGATTTATCCGAACACAGAAATTATTGAGATTGATGCTAATGGGGTAAGGGTTGGAATAGTTACAACTGGTTCTGATCCACAAAGAGGAACCTTTACGACAACTGCTGGTAGAAGATATTATGGAACAAAAGCAGTTCATTTACTTAATGAGTCGCAAGGTGATCATAGATTAGCACCAGTATCATTTGCAGGAACTTACTTTGCACATTATTGGTCTAGAAATTCTCCTGAAACCTATTATGCATATGCTCCATTTGAAGATGTGACTTTAGAGTTTTTTGATAATGATACTGCAGGTGGTGTGACTGGAATTGTGACAGCAACACACAATATTTCAAAGGGATTTACAACATCATTCCAATCGACATCAGCAGTAACTTGGCAGTTTTTTAAATCAGATAATCCGATTATAATGACTGCTGCCTCAAGTTCAGGTGACAGGACTATTCTTGCACCAGCAACTCAATATGTTTATACAAGAAGAAATGGAAATGAACGAACAATAAACAATACTGCGCCATCAAATGCTGGTGGTACTTATGTAATTTATGACACTTCTCTGCCAGTAGCACATAATGAAATTGGTGATGGAGCTGGTGGCGATTGTACACAAGGTATTGGGTATGAGTATCTTTCTGATACTTATTCTTGGGGAAATGTGTTGTCAGATTATCAAATTGTTACTCCTTATGCTGATACTACAATAAAGGTTTCTTATTGGGATACTGGGACTTCTAGTTGGGTAGTTGGAGAAACTCACTCATTAAGTGGGACGCAAACAAGTCCTGATGCTGTTGATAGAGATGGAACAAATGGATTTGGTATTGGTGGAACTATCATTTCTGGTGCGGCAAACGATCTTGCATCAGGAGCAAATCTTTGGAAATTTGAAGGAACTCAATCATTTGCATTGATTATTAATGATAGTGTACAAGATGAAGAAAGATTACTAGGTTGGATGAAAAATAATGCAATAAGAAATTCTGATGATCAGATATTCGACTTGAGTAGAAATGGGAATACTGGAACATTAACTGACGGACCTACTTTTGATGGTGCTAATATAGGTTCTTTGAGTTTTGATGGGTCTGATGATTATGTCGATACTGGAACAAGTTTTTTAAAAACAAATGATAATGTAACACTAGAAGCATTTATTAATCACGATTCTAATTCTGGGACTCACTTTTTCTTATATGAAGGACAATCTGATGGATTTGGTACTCCTGTTGAATTTCACTTCCACGTTGATAGTGGATATTTGCAAGTATTTTTTACTGGTATTTCACTTGGAGGAAGTTCTGTTTCTGCTGCTTCAATAACTGCTGGTGAATGGAATCATGTTGCCGTTGTATTTTCAAATCTTTCCAATGTTTCTGGTGCATCATCAAAACTTTATTTGAATGCAGTTGAGATTGATTCTGTTAGTGGAGCAACAGTTGATATTGGTAGTATGCCAACATCAAATCTTTTGATCGGTAAACCTTTTAGTACTTCTCAAGGAAGATTATATAATGGAAAAGTTGCTGCTGTGAAAGTATATAATAAATCCCTCACAGTACAAGAAATCAAAAAAAACTTTAACGCAACCAGAAGGAGGTATGGAATCTAATGGCACTTCAACATTCACCTCAAGTTATTCTTGATGGATTAGTTCTTTCTTTAGACGCAGCAAATTCACGTTCTTATCCTGGCACTGGAACTTCATGGAAGGACTTATCCTTCAATAAGAATAATGCAACTTTAACAGGTCCAACTTATCAGACAACAGATAGTGGTCGTTTTGATTTTGATGGTAATGATGATTTCGTAACTGACTTATCTACAGTGTTATCAGATTCTTTCTGGCAAGCAAATTGGAGTGCAAGTTTTTGGTGTAAGTTTGATACGATAAGCACAACAACATTAAGTTCTAATGATAAAATAATTTTACAACAGGGTACAAATGCAACACGCGAAGGTCTTCTTTTAGATAATAGAAACAGTAAAGTTGTTTTTGATTTATATAATAATGCTTTTTTCTCAAATAGCACCATAAGTACTGGTACTTGGTATAACATTGTTTGGACTTTAAATAATTCAACATTTGGTGGTCAGATTTATTTGAATGGTAGTTTAGATAATTCTGCAACCTTTGGTGGTGCTTTTCTTGGAACTGGTTCAAACACAAAGATTGGAGATGGGCCACTACCTGGACTTCCTTTTGATGGTCAGATAGCAAAGTGTGATTTTTATAATCGTGTTCTTACATCAACAGAAATCAAACAAAACTATGATGCACATAGAGGGAGGTATGGAATCTAATCTCCTCTAAAACTTGCCCTCTAAGACCCTGCAGAGACCCTGTAGGGTTTTTTAGTGTGTATAGCGCATAAACCTTTAATGCCCTTACAGACGCTTACAGGAGTCTCTGAGAGAGTTTCCATAAACACTTGACATAGTAGTATCTATCTGTGTATAATCTGTTTGTCAGGTTTGAAGAAACACCTTTAGATTACTTAGAGCCCTTATGAGAACAAGAAGAAAGTTTGTGAATTTAATTCCCATCAGTAATGAAGCCAAGTATCGGTTCTTTACAGAGATGAATTCATTTCATGGTTGTGAAGTTAAAAAAGAAACAGATCAAATGTATTTTTTAAAGTCTATCAATGGTCAGTATTTGACATGGGTACATAAAGAAGACAGTGATCATTGGAAGATTGTTAAATGATTTTAGATCAAGAGTTCAATATGGTATAATTACTCTATCAGTAGAACTGTCTTGTTCTGCTACTCATTGTCCAATTAACATAGTAATCAAATGAAAGATCAGTATAGTATTAATGATAATGAAACAGAACAAGAGAAATGGAATAGAGGATTGGATCTATTCATTGAGTCTGTTTTAAAACCAGATCCAGCATTACGTCAATGTGCTCATAATCAAAAATGTTATCATGAGTTAATGGATGTTAGAGAGAATGTTCTTGGGTATGCTGAGTCACTTCGGTGGAAATAAATAAAACAAAGGAAAGAATAATATGCTGTCTACAAACTACCGTCTTCGGTTAGAATTTATTTGTAAATGTATTGTTGCTGGCGAAGAAGTTGATTTACCATCAATGATTTGGGCAAATAAACTTGCTAAGTCAAACACTACAGCAAATGAAATGTTAAAAAAGGCACGAAGACAATCTTCACAAGACATTGAGGAAGGTAGTATGGATGACTTCTTAAACAATATGGGGTTAGGAGACCCTGATCCAACAAATCATAAGACAGGATTTGGATCTGCTGATGAGATTGTAGATTGGTTTAAGAGAGATAAACCAGAGGATTGGAGAACAAGGGACTGATAGTGGGAGGCAACGTGACTAAAATGCAAGCAGTAATTTACAGCAACGGAAGTCAAGAGTGTGAGAGAATGACATCTCTTCTTAAATCTCTTGGTGATGATTTTCATGAGTATGTTTTAGATGTTGACTTTGATGATAAGGCATTTGAGGCAGAGTTTGGAACAAATGCAACATATCCTCAGGTTGCAATCGGTTATCATCACATTGGTAGTATGAAAGAAGCACTTCAGTATATGAATGAGCAAGGAATGTTTGTATGACTTCAAAGTATGACTTTGGTGGGCTTGAAAGACATCCTGCAAACATACTAAGATTGATTAGTGAGTTGGAAGGAGCATATCATCTATGTAAATGCATGGGATTTGAGGAAGATATGAATACTCTAAATGAAATGAAAAAACCATACTATAAACTTTACTTTAAAACAGAACGAGAGAGAAAAAATAATGGAAAAGGGTGATGTAGTAGAGTACATGGGATGTTCAAAAGAACAAATCAGATGGGGAAATAATGATGACCCAAGATCATTATTAATTCTTGGAAGAGAATACACAATCGAAAAAGTGAAAGTTCATTCTCAACACACGAAGGTTAAACTTCTACATAAAATGGGTTGGTTCAACTCAGTATGTTTTAAGAGGACTCAAAACTCATGAACCCAGTTAATTTTACTTTACTTACTATTTTTGCAATCGTTGCATACTTAATCATTATTGATGAAAATGTAGTCAAATACCTCAGTTTACAATTGCAAGTTATTCGAGTAAATATACAGAGGTATTATATGATGACAAAACTTCATCCAAAGAACCCGATTACAAACTGGATGATGAATCGAAAGTATGCTAAAATGGAAAGAGAGTTACGTAAAAAATTAAAGATGGATGAATAGATTTCTTTTATCATTTGAAGATTATACAATTATTCTAAATGCTCTTCACTACTATAAGAAAGTAGAGAAGCGAGGAGCATTTAAGCAATACGATGATAATCGTGTTAATGCTGTTAGAGATAAGATGGCATTACAAATTACTGGCGAAGAAACTGACGAAGGAAAAAAGAAACTTAAAGTTTTTATAGTTCTTTCCTTACTTGCAAATGTAGGACTTATTTGGTATTGTTTATGACTTTTGTAGTTTATTCTAAAGATGGGTGTCCTTTTTGCACCAAAGTTCAGAGAGTTCTTGAATTATCAGAACAAAAACATGTTGTGTATAAGTTGAATGAAGACTACACAAGAACTGAATTTTATGATAAGTTTGGACAAGGTTCAACATTTCCTCAAGTTGTACTGAACGAAACTCATCTTGGTGGTTGTACTGAAACTGTATCGTATCTCCGAGAAAATAATTTAGTTTAATTATACTAAATAATGATAGAATGGAGGAGCACTAAGAAAACGTTCAGTTTTTAGATGTTCCTTTTCGGGAGCATTTTATAGTAGAAAGTATCTCTCGGAGAAAAAAATGGAACAAGCATTCATGCTCACCATGTCTGTAATGATGACATTGTTATTCTTTGTTGTTGGTGGTATAGTAGGTTGGATAGCATACAGAACATTCTTAGAAAACCAACCATTTAATATTCATCCCGAATTTTTTGATAATGATGGTAACATTATTCCAGATGAAGTAATAGCTGTAAGATTTGAAAATGAAAATGACTATGACAAACACGAAGACGACGACTAAAAAAACTAATACAAGGAAAGCAACTCCTCTCCCAAAATTGGATAGGAATTGCTTTCAGTATGAAATTCTTGAACTTGCATCAAAACAAAGAAGTAAGGCAAAAAAAGTAGAAGTTCTTAAAGAGTATCGTAATGATGCTATGATTTCTATTGTTATGTGGAACTTTGATGATAGTATTGTTTCGCTTTTACCTGAAGGTGAAGTTCCTTTTGCAGACATTCGTGAAATGACTTCTACTGGTGGAACTTTAAGTGCAAATGTAAATAGTAAACTAACTGGAGACCGTTCCATTTCTTATAATGGTGCAGAAGAAGACATGAGAACAGGTAAAACTTCTCTCAGGGTAGAAGGTAATAAATTGTATAACTTTATCCGAAAAGGAAATCGTTACGGAAATCCTTCTTTGTCTTCTATTCGTCGTGAAACGATGTTTATTAACATTCTTCAAGGACTTCATCCAAAAGAAGCAGAAATTTTAATACTCACAAAAGATAAAGCACTGACTGATGTGTATAATATTACTTTTGAAAATGTAAAAGAAGCATACCCTGATATTAAGTGGGGAGTTTAATTTTTTTATGTCAAAAGGTATTAAGATAATTGAAACAGATTGTGATCCAAGTATTTCTGAGGATAAATCATTACCAACTAATGCATTTCTTGTTGAGTATCTTCAAGACGGATGCACACATTTTGATATTGTAACTTGTCAAAAACAAGTAGAGATTTTTGATGAGTATTGGGACAAGTATAAGAAAGATTTAATTAACATTACTCAGTCTCAAGGAAGAATTAACCCAAAACTTTGGGGATACAAAGCACCAGAAGATAAGAAAAAGAAATGAGTGAAGGATTTGGTAAGGAAAAAGTTGAACTTAAAATTGATATCAATCAGGATGAAGTTGACATACTTTTAAAAAAGTATAAGAAAATTAAGAAGTATATGAAGACACCAATCTATGACATTAAAGTTATGGATGGCACTGAAAACTATGTGACTAAACTTGTTGAAGAGGGAACCCAAAACCAAAATTGACTTTTAGTTCCATTTTTGGTCGATAAAAATCTCGGCAAATTTTTTGGTCTGTAGGGTTTTTCAAAAACCTCTTGACTAAATACAGTATAGGGTCTATAATAGACCTATCGTTCATCCAAGTGGTAGTCTCTATGCTCATAGCATGGAAAGACGCTACAGGACGCAAGTAAGTCGCGCAACGGTTCCGTTGATTCCATGTTAGAACTATTATTCTACACAACCCTCACCTGCCAGCAAACTGATGCTATCATTCTGCGAATGCAGAAAAATGAGAACATTAGTAATGCTTTTAGGATTGAGTTGGTTGAAACAATGAAGGAGTCAAATCCTGAATGTTACTGGGACGCAAACGACTGAAGGAACGGCGTTTTAAAAAACCCCATTTCTTTAGGAGACCTACAATGAACACACTTAACATCATCAAGAAGCAGATCAATAAAGCATCTGCACTACATGACGCACAGATCACTCACACCGCTTATCGTGGTGTTGATTATGATACACGTTGTGTAGAATTGAAAGAAACTCACGGTACATTCTGTTATCGTGGTCGTTCTTATACTAAGTGAATAAACTTACTTTAAAATAAACTTTAGAGGGGGGATTGACTATCCTCCTTTTTTTGTGTAAAATGGATATAGTGGATTTAGATTATGGACGTAAAAAAAGTAAAACTGATTGTTCGCAACATGGAAACATTAGTTAATCTTCTCAAAATTGAGATTGGTGAGGAAACTAATGTAGTTAAACTTGATGAACTTATTTCTGGAATGAAGGAAGATAAAAGTTACGAACCTGATTATTACGAGGAACCATAATGTACGAAGAACTATCCTGTTTTGATGAAGCACTTAAGCATTTTGGAACAAGAGTTGAAATCATCACTGCTATGGAAATCTCTAAACGCATTAGTGCCGAAGACGCATACCAGATGATTAAGGATGAACTAAAAGAAGTTAAAAAGTGTCGTAAATTTCTGAAAAAAGAGAAAGAAGAATGAAGCCAGTAAAATCAAAAGATCTCCTTGAGATGGATAAAAATCTCCAGGTTGTAAAACTTGGAGCAATTGAAAACCCTCAACAGATGGTGTGGTATGCTGGAAAGCAAGATTACTCAGAATATCCAATCTACACAAAAACACCTCCAGATGAAGAAAAGGCAGGAAAGTGGGTTGTAGAGCAACTTCTTGCAAATGATAGAGGTCATTATGGTCCTTTGGAGCATCCTGGACTGATTTTAAATGTAAGTGGTTATGTTCATAATGTAATGGTGCAGGCAAGAACTCATCGTGTCGGTGTGAGTTTTGATGTGCAGTCACAACGATACACTGGGAAACGTGTTCTTAAGGTTGCAGAGGGTGAACTAAGTCCTGAGGATGTCTTCTACGTGCGTCCTGCGGGGTTCTATACCAATCGTAAGGGTAAGAAGTATGATTGGACGGAAGAGAATCGTCAAAGGAAACTAGGACTTGCTCTTGCTGCATGTAAAGAGTATGCAAATGATTATCATGAAATTGGTGCATCCGAAGAACATATCCGTGATTATCTTCCGCAAGGAATTCGTCAGGATTTTGTAGTTTCATTCAACCTTCGTTCTGTATTGCACTTTCTTGATCTTCGGTCAAAACTTGATGCACAAATTGAGATTCAGGCACTCTGTGAACAGATGTGTCCTATCATTAAAGAATGGGCACCAGAAGTTTGGGATTATTATGAGACTAAGCGTCTTCACAGAGCAAAACTTAGTCCATAAATAAATTATCCTGACATAAACACATCATTTAGGAGGTGAGAAATTTGGCAACATATCCAATTATCAACAAAGAAACTGGAGAACAAAAGGAAGTAGTTCTAAGTGTTCATGAATGGCCAAAATGGTGTAGTAATAATCCTGAATGGACACGAGACTGGTCAGATCCTTCTACTGCACCTATGGCAACTGATGTTGGAGAATGGAGAGATAAACTAGTCAGTAAGCATCCAGGATGGAATGAAGTTCTCGATAGAGCAAATAAAATGCCAGGTTCCAGAGTCAAAAAAATCTAATCTATTTAAATCATATGGCAAGAAAAAAGTCAACAGGTATTAGCACAAGCACAGTTCCATTTGGTATGAGTAATCGTGTGATGAAAAGAAAGAAACCAATTAATTTGGATTTTGTCAAAAAGATTGATCCATTAACTGATAATCAAGAACTCTTGTTTAGTAAGTATAAATTGGATCAGAATATTATTGCTTATGGTGCTGCTGGTACAGGTAAGACTTTTATCACACTCTACAATGCACTTTTGGATGTTCTTGATGTAAAGACACCCTATGAAAAGATTTATATTGTAAGGTCTCTTGTTGCTACTAGAGAAATTGGTTTTCTTCCTGGAGATCATGAAGATAAGTCTTCTCTTTATCAAATTCCTTACAAGAACATGGTGAAGTACATGTTTGAGATGTCAGATGAAGCATCAGCAGAAATGCTTTATGCTAATCTAAAAACACAAGGAACAATTTCTTTCTGGAGCACATCTTTTATTCGAGGAACTACACTTGATAAAGCAATCATTATTGTTGATGAATTTCAAAATTTAAATTTCCACGAACTCGATTCTATTATTACTCGTGTTGGAGAAAATTCTAAGATTATGTTCTGTGGAGATGCAACTCAAACAGACCTTATCAAGGAAAGAGAAAAAAATGGTATTATTGATTTTATGAGAATTCTACAATCAATGCCTTCAGTTGATATTATTGAATTTGGTGTTGAAGACATCGTTCGTTCTGGTCTCTGTAAAGAATACTTGGTCGCAAAAGAAGAACTTAAAGCACAATTAGAAATATGATTTTTGAGCATGTTGATTTGAATCTCCCTACACTTGATAGGGAGCATATTGATGGAGTTCGTTTTTATACAGTAAAAAACGGCGAAAAAGTCCAAAGACTTGTATCCATTACTTCCGTTATTAGTCATTATAAAAAAGACTTTTTTATAAATTGGAGAAAAAGAGTTGGTGTAGAAAAAGCAAATAGGATTACAAAGAGAGCAACTAGTCGTGGTACTGATACTCATCTTTGTATTGAGCATTATCTTAAGAATGAAGAGCAGATCCCAACAAAACCACTCCCAGAAATGCTCTTCAACATTTCTAAACCTGCTCTGAGTCGTATAAATAAGATTCATACACTAGAAGGAGCATTATACAGTATTGCTCTTGGTATTGCTGGTACTGTAGACTGTATTGCTGAGTTTGATGGAGAACTTGCGATTATTGACTTTAAGACATCAGCAGAACCAAAACCAAGAGATTGGATTGATGGTTACTTTGTTCAGTGCTGTGCTTATGCATGTATGCTTCATGAATTGACTGGACTTTCTGTTAAAAAATTTGTGATTATTATGACCTGTGAAAATGGGGAAGTAGAGATATATGAAGAGAGAGATAAGAAAAAATACCTTCGCATGTTAATTGAGTACATCAATAAGTTTGTAGACGATAAAACTCCTTGACTAAACTTTAAAATTATGATAACATTTGATTATACGATAGAGAGACATTTTGCCAATCGATTTAATAAAATTAATGGAAATAGACTACAAAAAAGAGTTATCAAAAGAGATTGAGTCAAAGTTTCTTTGTCCTTCAAAATTCGCACAAGAAATTGAAGTTATTGCAAAAGAAGAAAAAATAAGTTACATTGATGCTATAATTTTATTCTGTGAAAAAAATAAAATTGATTTAGATTCAGTTCCTAAATTAATTTCTAAACCACTTAAAGAAAAGATTAAATGTGAAGCAATTGATTTAAATTTTCTAAAACGAACTTCTAGAGCTAAATTAAAATTTTAAAATTGGATCCCCATAATTGCTATAAAACATACTTAGCACTGAAAAATCATTTTACGAAAGATAGTTACGATTATCATAAGTATCACGGTAAAACTAGATCATCTATTCAATCATTTTATAAACGAAAAGATAGATTTTTCTTTGAGAAGATGAGTCGTCAAAAAAGTGATCAAGAAATTTTAGAGTTTTTTATATCTAACTTCGCATCTTGTGATGACCCACAATCTCTTTGGATAGGAGAAATTATTAAAAGTGGTGAATCTTCTTATACTGAATGGAAGAAAAAAACTCAGGGACTTTCTTATGTTTTCAAATCTGATATTTGCGAATTATTTTCTGATACTGATTTTCAGAAAATATTTGAAGTTAATGGTTCTTCTCATCCATTAATCGTTAAAAAGTATTTAAGAAAAGAAATTACTTTAGAAACTTTAGTTATTTTAGATAAAATTTTAGGTCTTCAAAAAACTTATGATAAGAAATTGAAAGATCCTATTTGGGATTTTATTTCTATGAGAATTCGTAAATACTCTCCATTTATACATATTGATATATTTAAATATAAAAAAATTTTAAAGGAGTATGTAGATTGAATTTCTTTGATTCTGAAATGGTAAGAGCAGAACTTACAAAAATCTCTGAACTACAAGAAGACATTTACAGGAATGTTTTTAAGTTTTATGAAATGGATAAGGAAGGTAAGATTAACCATGTAAATCTTTTGCAGCAACTTCTTGAAAAACAAAGAGTCCTTTATACTCGCATGAGTCTTTCTGATGATCCTGAAGCAAAAGAAATGAAGGATAAAATTATAGACTCTGCTAAGATGATGGGTCTTGAGGAAGGAATGGATATTTCATACATGTTTGGAAACATGGAAAAACTTTTAGAATCTCTGAAAGAGGAGATTGACAAGCAGTCCTAATTAACCTATAATAACTTCAGCGGCTAGGGAATCCGCACCAAAGCTAACCCATACAGGCCAACATAAAAAAAAGGTAAAAAAACAAATGTCTTTCGCAGATCTTAAGAAAAAATCTAGACTCGGTTCCCTCACTGAAAAACTTGTAAAGGAAGTTGAGAAGGGTACAGGGTCAAAAACTGTTGATGAACGTTTCTGGAAACCAGAAATGGGTAAAGGTGGAACTGGAAGCGCAGTCATTCGTTTTCTTCCTGCTATTGAGGGAGAGGATGTTCCTTGGGTTAAACTTTTCAATCATGCCTTTCAGGATGTTGGAGGTTGGTACATTGAAAATTCACTCACATCTATTGGACAGAAAGATCCCGTAAGTGATTTAAATCGCAGTCTTGTTAATGAGCATGGTGGTGATTTTAAGAGATGTCCTCAAAAAGTTCAAGATACTGTTCGCGACCGTAAGCGTAAGTTGTCTTACTACTCTAACATCTATGTGGTAAAGGATCCTCTGCATCCTGAGAATGAAGGCAAAGTTTTCCTCTTTAAGTATGGAAAGAAAATCTTTGATAAAATTCTTACTGCAATGCAACCTGAGTTTGAGGATGAGGAAGCAATCAATCCTTTTGACTTCTGGGAAGGTGCAAACTTCAAACTGAAGATTGTGAAGAAGGATGGTTACTGGAATTATGATAATTCTGAGTTTGCTAGTCCTGCTCCTATTCTAGATGATGATGAGGTTATTGAAGCATTGTGGAATAAAGAGCATTCTCTTGCTGCAATTGTCAATGTAGATCAATTCAAGTCTTATGAAGATCTTGAAAAGCGTATGAACATGGTTCTTGGTCTTGGAAAAGTTGCTCCTAAGACTGCATCACACGATGAAGAAGAACAGTATGAGTCTTATGTTCCAAAGCGTACCAAAGAAGATAATGTTTTAGAAGAACTGGAAGCATCTTATCAGAAGAGTAAAAATACTTCTGAACTTCCTGATACTATGAAAAAAGAACTTGATAACCTAAGTTCTGATAACGATGATGATGATGCAATCATGGCAAAGTTCCAAGGACTTGTGGATGATTGATCAACTATAAAGTTTGATATTATCTGCTTGCTTTAAGGTGTCGCTCAGAAATTGAGTGGCACCTTTTTTGTATTTCATAATTCTATCAAGATCGTCAAAAATGACAGGAACATATTCTTTCTTTAGGAGGTAAATTTGTCTTTTTTGATTTTCTTTTCTTTCTTCTACTTCTTTAAATGTAATTGGGTTTGTAATGTTTGAAACGAGAACATCATTTCCAGTGCCTTCATCATAAAACTCTACAAAATAAGGAACTTTATTTTCAAAGTCTGGGTTTTCAATAAATCCACCATCTTCATCAACAATTAATTTGCGATAATCGATGACCAGATTTGATGAAAGGAGACTACCTTCAGGTACAATGACTTTCCCAACAGAATTCCTTACTTCTTCAGTTTCATAATGAGAAATAGAGTTTAATTCTTCATAAGAACCATATTTTTCAAGCATAATGTTGTCAAAACTTTCATTTGACATTGGCCACTCATTATAAAAATTAAGAATATTATTAGATAAGAGAATTAACCAATCTAACTTAGAATCATTATATATTTTATCTGCAACACTATCTGGTCTTTCATCACCTATAATTGAATACAAACTAAAGAAATTTAAGTTTTCAAAAATTTCATCACGAAGTTTAACTCTTTTAAATAAATTTTTTACTTCTGTAAAATTACCAATGTTTTTACTGTTGTAATTTCTATCAACATACTTAAAATTGGGAACTTGTCTGAAATATTGTCTTGCCATTTTAATATCCTATTGGGTGGTCTGCTACAAAGTCATCTTCATAATCACTTTGATACAATGGAGTAATTTCACTAAATGCAAATTGTAAATCGTATTGCACCATTGTGCATTCTTTATCATCATAAGTCATGTATGTTCCCAAAGGAGTGTAATTTACATTAAAGATTTGTAGGGCACATGCTTTACTCTTTATTTCACCTGGAGCAATTAGATTTAGTGATTCGTGAGGAGTTTCTCCCTTTCCCTTTTGATATTCAATCCAAAATACATCTGGTGCTTTTAGAAATAAATCTCCTCCCTTTCCTTTCACTGCCATGTGATACTTGAAGTATTTGATAATTTTTTTAATGTTTTCTGCTTCAGTATCAGATCTTGCAGACATTTTGAATGAAAAGGAAAATTGTCTAAGCTTTGGTTCTTTGAAAATTAATTCGAGACTTGGGTTGAATACTTGTTGCGTTGCTCTTGTAAACAAGTCCATGTTTCCAGCAGCAATTGATGCTGTAAGATTTCCAATTTCACCTTTTAATTCTCCGAGTTGTTTTTCAATCATTTTTTTTGTATTACCTGTCTTTTTATCACCCTCACCCATTAGATCACCTGCAACATTAAATAAAACAGCCTGCTCAGGTTTTAATTTACTATCACCCCACCCAACTACATTTGAATCTGCAATTGGTCCTTGAATAGAAACATAAACATCTCCACCAACTGTTTTATATTCAAGTGGATTTTGAATTGTTCTTTCTGCTAAAGATACTGCTGTAAATTTAATTCTATCTTGCTGAGTATCTTCTATGTCAATTGGATAAGTAATTGCAGTTCCTTTTTCAACTGGAGTTTTTGTCGAAACATTATCGGTGGGAAATGATATTTGAGTACCTTCATTATTGTTTGGGTCTTGTTTTTCAGTGTTTAACCCTGATTTAAATTCCTTTGTTTTTTTTAAATTCTCTTTTTCTTCAGGTGTTGATGCTTCATTTATGACAATTATTGACGCCTGTTTTGATGATTTTTCTGCTTTTGCTAAAATCTTCTTTGAGTTGCTGTAAGTGAAATTAAAGAGAGAAAGATTTCTTTTAGTTTGTTCATTTGGAGGGACTATACTTCCATTTGAATTAGTAGTTTTTAATAAATTTCTACCAAATAAAGTTTCCTGATATAACTGTCTCTGTCCTGTTCTAACATTGACTACAGTAGCGAAGTTGATTCCCCTATTAATTGTATTCGGCAGAGTGAATCTGGAAGAATATTCATCATTATTTCTTTCCCATCCTGGTACATCCGGTCTCGCCGCCATAGTATTTTTTTTAGTTATTTATAGACCTAATTCGTCTTCTGTAATTAGTTTAAATTCTATTAACCTATCTTCACACCATTCTTGGGCTGCTTTCCACTTGGCAAGATTTTTATTATAGGTAACAACTTCGTTGATGTAGGTTTTCTTTTTCTTGCCTTTTGATTGTTTTGGTATAACTGTTTGTCTTTTTGGTTTGACTTCTATTAAATACTTTTTGATTTGTCCATTACTTTCTTTTACCTTTATAATAAAATCTGGAAAGTATCTACGAACCTTATTTGTTGTTGGGTCAAAATAGGGAATAAAAAACTCTTCTGATCCCCATTCTAAAATATTATCCTTACGGTCACAGTATCTCATAAATTTCAGTTCCCAAGAAGACCTATAGATAATGTTTCTTGAGTCTCCTTTGTATTTGTTAGGAAATCTTGGATGAAATCTTCCTTGATGATATTTTCCTTCTCGCATACATAATATATAAGAACCAAAAAGTATTTATATAAATGTTAAATTCGTTCCCAAGAACTGGATCTCCCACTAATTTCGACATTCCTACCGAAAGAATTTTTACTACAGAAATTGATAATGATTTATTGAACGCAACTTTTTTAAATTCTGATGTTACATTACCAGTAAGTAACTTTAATGATGCCCTAAAGGCAAATTCACCTACAAGTGGATCTGGTTCAAAATCATCATCTGCTCCTAGTCCTAAAAGAACTGCTGCTTCTACAATCAAAGAGAAGTTACTGAAACCTGCTCATACTTCTCACTTTGAATGTCATTTCAATCCACCTGGTGAGGTGGTTACTTGGTTGTCTAACAGGAAATTGAATCCTACAGATCCAAATAATCAAAGGTTGATAACTCTTTCTTGCTCAGAAACTGCACTTCCAGGTTCTAGAATGGCAACAAATACACTCCAAGATGATCATCATGGAGTAACTGAAAGACATGCCTATCGCCGTCAATTTGATGACACTGCATCTTTCACATTTTATGTTGATGCTCCAAAATCAGGTTCTGAACATGGATATAAATTAATTTGGTTTTTTGAGCAATGGAAGTCTTTTATAATGAATGAAGAATATGTAAAGAGTGAAGATGGTGTGGGATTAGATGAATATCGATGGCATTATAGGGCAAAGTTCCCAGAAACATACATGACGAATATCTTCATTACTAAATTTGAGAGAGATCTCGATTTGGTTAGTATTAATCCATCTAAATCTACCAAGAAGTATTTGGAGTATATGTTTTTGCAGGCGTATCCAATTTCTATTAATACTATGCCTGTTTCTTATGATCAGTCTCAGGTACTTAAGTGTACAGTTTCTTTTGCATTTAGTAGATACATTTTAAAAAGAAAGACTGGAATTTCTGAAGGTGATGCATTACCAAACTCTAAAAATTCATTTGATTTAGGAAATACTGATGCTTTTCAAAGACCTTCGAGTCCTACTGAAAGAGGTCCTACTCCTCTTGAAGTAATACCGTTTAGACCTTAAGTAGGTATAATAAATAAAGTATCTGAATACATTATTGGATAATTATGCCATTACCTACAATTACAACACCAACTTATGAGTTGGTGTTGCCCTCTACTGGTAAAACAATTAAATACAGACCTTTTCTTGTTAAAGAAGAAAAAGTTCTTGTAATCGCTATGGAATCCGAAGATACAAAACAAATCACAAATGCAGTTAAAACTGTTATAAAAAATTGTGTTGAGACAAGAGGAATTAAAGTTGAAACTTTACCTACATTTGACATTGAGTATCTTTTCTTAAACATTAGATCTAAATCTGTTGGAGAAGAAATTGATGTCAATATCATCTGTCCTGATGATGGAGAAACTGAAGTTCCTGTTACTATTAATGTAGATGAAATTCAAGTAATCAAGAATGATAAACATAATAACTGCATTAAACTTGATGATAAGGTAATGATAGAAATGAGATATCCATCTCTTGATCAGTTCATTAAGAGTAATTTTGATATTTCTAGTAATACTAACATTGACCAGTCTTTTGATTTGATTGCTTCTTGTATTGATAAGGTTGTTGATATTCAGAAAGAAGAAGTTACTTCATCTTCTGATGTAACTAAAAAAGAACTTGTTGATTTTCTTGATCAAATGAATACAAATCAATTCAAAGAAATTGAGGAATTCTTTAATACTATGCCTAAGTTATCTTATGAAGTTCAAGTTAAAAATCCAAAGACTGGTGTTGAATCTAAAGTTGTATTGGAAGGACTTGCAAGTTTTTTCGGCTAGTAATGTCTCACATGAGTCTTGAGAATTATTTAAGACTAAATTTTTCTTTAATGCAGTATCATAAATACTCATTAACAGAAATTGAAAACATGATGCCATGGGAGCGAGACATTTATGTTATTCTTCTTAAAAATCACTTAGAGGAAGAAGAAGAGAAGATTAAACTGAGAGAAAACCAAAGAAGAGCAAATGGCTAGTAAAGCAGGAAGACTAAGAAAAGTATACGAAGTTAAAATTGGCAAGAAAATTGTCGATAAACTTTCTGATAAGCAAATTAAAATTCTTTCTGCATTTTATAATTCTTTAAGTGATAAAGAACAAAGTGATTTGGATAGTCAAATTATAATGGGACGAAATAATACTGAATTGCATGAAATGGCAATTGGTATGATTGAAGAAGAAAATACTGAAGATAAAATACCAGAAGGTCTTGATGATCTTTTGAATGAGATTTCTGGAAATAAAAAGACTGCAACTAAACCAAAAAAAGGAAGACCTAAAAAGAAAAAGACTTCACCTCCAGGAGAACTTACTAAGTATTCAAAGACTGAAGACGTAGATTCGAGAATACTTGAATTGCTTGGTCTTGAGGATGTTTTTGACTTAGATTATGATGACTATGCCAACTTATTGAAAGAAAAACTTATAGAAGTTAGCAAAGGTACTGATAATTCTTCTACTGAAGATGCTATGTTTCTTCGCGAGGAACTGAAGAAAACGAGAGGAAATAAAGGAAAAGGTACTTTTAGGGTAAAGAAAAAGATAAGCAAGGATAGTTTTACTAATTTTAATGTTGGTGTACCAAAGAAAGATACTACTCAGACAAGAAAACCTGCTTATGCTCTTCTTTCAGGAAAACAAATCAAAGAAAAGTCTCATAAAGTTAAAGATTTTAAAGATGAGCAATCTGAAGAAAAGAAGGAAAGAAAGCAAAGTGATAATCAAATCCTAAAGAGTATAAGTAAATCACTCGATAGGGTTATTGGGATACTTTCAAAGCAATTAGAGTTCGACAAAAAACAGATAGAAAAGCAAAGAAAACTTGAAGAAAGGGGAAAGAGAAAAGATAAAGAAAATAAAATGGAGAGTGCATTCTCCAAAGGAATTAAATCATTAGCAAAAGTTGCCGGTAAAATCTTTTCTCCACTACAAGATCTTTTTGGTAGAATTGTAAGATTTTTAACTGTTATTTTTCTTGGAAAAGTAGTTAAGAAGTTTATTGATTGGTTTACTGATCCCAAAAATCAAAGTAAAGTAGAAACATTAGGGCGATTACTTAAGACATTTTGGCCTGCAATACTTGCTGGTCTTGTATTTTTAAATCCTCTTGGTAGACTGATTACCAAGGCAGTTTTTATAATTGGTAAAGGTGTTGCTAAATTATTAAAAGTTGCGATACCTTCTTTACTTAAGTTTGCGAGAAAAAATCCAAAACTAGCAGCAGCTACTGCACTGTTTACTGCAGGTGCAACAATTCCAATGATTTTTCCTGGAACT